ATGGCCATGGCTGGAGCAACCGGGTTGCATTTGTAAAAGAAACTGCTGCAAAAATGGTTGGATAGTCATGGATTACAATACCTACGTCCAGCAGATAGCGACCATGGCAGTTGTCCCAACAACGGACACAAACTTTCAAATCATTTTGCCTCAAATGATTTCGTATGCCGAATTGCGGATGCAGCGTGACCTTGATTTCCTTTCAACCCAGATCAGCAACTCTTCTTATTCTTTGACGGCAGGGAATGGAACTTTAACAATTCCGACATCACAGTTTGTCGTTATGCAAACTTTTGAAGTAACGGATGGTTCAGGTAGTTCGATTCCTTTGTTGCCAGTCGGCAAAGAATTTATTCAAAATGTCTACGGCACAGGGTCGGCTACGGGACTTCCGCAATACTTCGCTGTTTATGGTGGTGATTCAGCGACAACTGGTTTGACCAGTCAGAATATGATTGTCGGTCCTATTCCTGACCTCAATTACGCGATTCGTCTGACAGGCACCGTGCGCTCCGCGCCATTGTCCGCCACGAACACACAAACCTATATCTCGGTCTATTTGCCGGATATGTTCATCATGGCATCCATGATTTATATTTCGGCCTATCAACGCAATTTCGGCCGTTTAAACGACGATCCTGCTATGGCACAAACATATGAAAGCCAATACCAAGGATTGCTCAAAAGCGCCATGGTCGAAGAGAACCGCAAGAAATTTGAATCCGCTGCATGGACGCCTTATTCTCCTGCACCTTTTGCCTCGCCAACGAGGTAACCGATGCCCCATAATACGATTAAGCTGAAGCCCGGCGTCGAAACCAACACAACCCCTGCGTTGAATGAAGCAGCATACTCTTCGTCGTCTTTTATACGGTTTTTGCCAGAACGCAACGGCTATGGATTGGCTCAAAAGCTCGGCGGATGGGTGGCCTATTACGCATCATCAATCGGTTCAAAAATACGCGCTCTCAAAGGTTGGGCAGATCTTAACGCAACGAACCATCTTGGTATTGGCGCTGAATCCTCATTAAGCGTTTTAACAGGCAATAACCTTGTCGATATTACGCCTCAAACATCTGTAACCAATACCGCACCCGTTTTTGCCACTACATCGGGTTCAAATGTAGTAACCATAACAGATAGCAATATCACAGCTTCTGTTTTGGATTACGTTACATATGTTACGCCCGTAACCGTTGGTGGTTTGGTCCTCAATGGTCCTTACAAAATCCAATCGGCTGCGGGTACGCAATATTCAATTTACGCATCGTCTAACGCAACAGCAACCGCCAATACGTCAACCAACACCGTTGGCGGTTCATTTGTTGTAGGCAATACCTATGAGATTGTTTCGGTAGGTTCAACGAGCTTTACTTCGATCGGCGCTGCGGCCAATACGGTCGGTGTTATTTTTACGGCCACTGGCGTAGGTTCTGGTACGGGTACGGCACGTCTTGTTGCTGAATATGCTTTTGCCACGACCAGCGGTTCATCTATCGTCACTGCGTATTTTGATAACCACGGGTTTAACATAGGTGATTCTTTTTATGTTGGCGTATCAACAACAGTCGGCGGCGTCCCGCTTTTCGGACTTTATACCGTTCAGAGTGTTTTAACGACTAGCTCGTTTACGTTCGCGGCTGCAAATAGCGCGACGTCTACTGTTGGTCCGACTACGGCTACCGTCATTAATAGCGGGTTGGTGCAATCCACGTTCTACGTTGCCATCGGTCCTCAACCTTTAGGCACGGGATTTGGCGTTGGCGGCTTTGGTGTGGGTGGATTTGGTGTTGGCACAACGCAGCCAACCGTCCCCGGTACTGCAATTACGGCCACTGATTGGACGCTTGACAACTTTGGCCAAGACCTCATTGCCTGTCCCGCAGGTGGAGCAATCTATTACTGGGATCCAAGCGGTCAGCTTCAAAACGCGCAAATTGTTGGCGGTAATGGCCCATTGGTAAACAGCGGCATTTTCGTCGCCATGCCTGAACGCCAAGTTATTGCTTATGGTTCGTCGTTTACTTTGTCGCCTGACCCTATGCTTGTCCGTTGGTCTGACATAGAAGATTTTACTCAATGGGCAGCAACACCAACAAACCAAGCGGGTTCATACCGTATTCCAACAGGGTCAAAGATTGTTGCTGGCATTCAGGGGCCACAACAGGGTCTTTTATGGACCGACTTAGACCTTTGGGCGATGCAATATATTGGGCCTCCGTTCGTCTACGGGTTCAACAAAATTGGATCAAACTGCGGCGCTATATCAAGGCACTGCACGGGTCAGTTGAACGGCGCCATCTATTGGATGTCGCAAAAGCAGTTCTTTATGTCGATGGGTTCTGGTCCTCAGTCTATCCCATGTCCTGTGTGGGACGTGATCTTTCAAAACATTAATACATCATACCTTTATAAAGTTGCCTGCGGCGTAAACAGCCAATTCAACGAGGTGACATGGTATTATCCATCGGCATCGTCCACGGAAAACGACAGCTATGTTAAATACAATACGGTTCTCCAACAATGGGACTTTGGCACTCTTGGCCGGACTGCTTGGATTGATCAATCTGTTCTTGGGTCTCCTATTGGTGCTGGGTCTGATAATTACCTGTATCAGCACGAAGTAGGCAACGACGCCGCCAACGGCACACAAACTACCGCCATGCTGTCGTCCTTCCAAACGGGTTATTTCCAACTTAATGAGGCCGACAATTTGATTTTTATTGATCAGATCTGGCCCGACATGAAGTGGGGAACGTATTCCGGCAATCCCAATGCCACAGTGCAAATTACATTCTACGTCACCAATTACCCCGGCGATACGCCAGTGGCATATGGCCCTTATACGATGACGCAAGCCACAGAATACATTTCCGTTCGCATTAGAGCGCGTCTTATGGCCTTCAATATATCATCGAGCGATGTTGGTACGTTTTGGCGTTTAGGTGCAATCAGATATCGCTATCAGATTGACGGGAGGTTCTAATGGCATCACTTGACGATATTTTAACCACGCAGAAAAACGGTGTGCAGGGCATCAACGCTCTTAACCACACCACGCAAAACATTGCTGGCACGATCAATACGTACGAAATTAGTGCTGCTACATACTTTGCAACAACAATTGGTTGGGTGGCTAAGGTAAGCGTTATTGTCGCAGGTTCCACCACTGGGACCATATATGATGCCAATTCTGTTGGGACCGCTGTTACAGGCGTTCGCCTTGCCATTATCCCTAACACGGTTGGTATTTACACCATTAATATGCCCGTTAATAAAGGTATTGTTATCACCCCCGGCACAGGCATGATTGTTGCCGTGTCATATAGTTGAGGTCGTCATGCCATTAACCCCCGGTAAATCACAAAAGACGATCAGCCACAACATCTCCGAGATGATCCATGCGGGTCACCCTCGCGATCAAGCAATCGCTGCGGCGCTGAACACCGCTCGTCACACGAAAACAACTGGTGGCGGATTGTATGCGAATATTCACGCCAAACAACAACGCATCGCCCATGGCTCGAAAGAACACATGCGTAAGCCGGGAGCTGAAGGTGCACCGACCGATGAAGCATTTGCAGCATCCGCTCGCACGGCAAAAGCTGAAGGTGGGCCATTCGCCGACATGAGTTACGACAAAGGCGACATGTCTTACACAAAGTCAAATTTTCCGATTCAGCATCAGTTCCATGAAGGCCCGATTCATTCCCCGGTCGCAGGGCGCACGGACCATTTGCCAATGACGGTGGCCTCTGGTTCATACGTCATTCCTGCCGACATCATCGGCGCAATGGGCGAAGGCAACACGATGGCCGGGTTCAAAATTGCTCGGCGAATGTTCAGCTCTGCGCCTTATTTCAATAAACAAAAACAGCCCTACGCTCCTGGCTCCGCGCCTTATGCGGAAGGCAAACCATACGGCGCTCGTGCAAGCGGCGGAAAAACTCCAGTCGAGATCGTCGCGGCTGGCGGAGAATACGTAATTTCTCCAGAAGACGTTACGCACCTTGGAGGAGGAGACATCGACCATGGTCATGAGATCTTGGACGAGTTCGTGAAAGGCTACCGTAAAAAGACGATCGATACGTTGAAGAAACTTCCTGGACCAAAGAGGGAT